CTGCACCTACCACTGTATCTAAAGAACTAGCTGTATCTGATTGAACGTACAGTTGGTCTCCAGAAGCAAGTACAATTTTACTTCCTCCGTCAATAAGCTCTAGTGAGCCGCCACTGACAATCGGCGCATTTTTGATTAAATAATAATTTGCTGATGATCTTCTAAGATAAACATCAACAGCTATAGTTGAAGTAGTAATGTTTGACATTCTAATACTAATTAAAGTATCGAAACTATCTGCAGCTCCGCCTAAAGCATCTACTGCTGATGTACCTGTTTCTCTTGTTAAATAATTTCTAAAGTTTTGTGCCATAATTTATTCCTTATACTATAACGCGATTGCCATTGCAACGGCAAAACCCGCTGAAGCTCCCGCTGATCCACTAGACGCTGCTGTTACTCTACCTTTTGCATCTACCGTAATTGATGAATTTGTATAACTAGCTGCCGATACTCCAGAGTTAGCTAGCGTTAATGCTCCACCAGATGCGATTGTTGCATCACCTGATACTGCTGATTCTTGATAACTTGTACCATCTGCAACTAATATTTTAGCAGATGTATTGTCTGGCATTTTAAATAATGTACCTACATTTAAAACACCATTAACATAGTTAGATATAGTGTTTGCAAAGTTACCCATCAATGAGTGACTTGAACATTGATAATATAAAATATTTGGTGTGTTAGCATCTACTGCTATTTGAGTATATGCTCCAGACGATCCAGCTGTACCATTAGTAGTTACACCTGTTGTGTAAGCTGTAGTTTTATCTGCTTCTAAATAAAATCTTAATGGGTGACCGCTGTTTGTAGAATCTGCTTGATCGAATCTATAGTAATATTTGTAAGATGCATCTGCACCTGAAAATGTAATTGCTGGTGATTCTAATCCATCAAAAAAATATGCACTAGAAGATCCTTGACCTGAGTATGGATGAGCTGTTGTTTTAGTTCCAACTTTAACTGTAATTATTTTAGGCGCTGATGAAGAACCATATTCTTCTGGAGTAGGTAAACTTATTTTTGCACCAGGCACTGTACAGAATACTTCTGTTGCACCTGCAAAGTTTACAGCAGCATCACTATTAGAACTAGAAATAATATTAGTTCTAGCAAGTGTACTTGCTCCTCCGTTTAAAGTTCCAAAACCAACTTCAAAATTATTAGTACCGTTTTCAAAAATACAATAGTATGTAGTATTACCTCCACCGATACCTGCAGCAAAAGTTTCAAAACCTGTTACCGCACCACCAAGTGTAAACGTACCTGTACCAGTAGTCGAACTGGATTCTTTAACCCTATCGTTTAATTTAAACGCCATTTAATTTTCTCCTTATGCCATGCTTATAATTGCATTAGCCGGTGTACTTGGATCTGGGTAAGAAACTGTAAACGTACCATTAGTAGCCGTTTTGTTTCCACCGAAATCTAATACTACACATAACTTATCACTCTTGTCATCATTATAGATTGCTGCAAATGCTGCTGTAAAAGTAGCACTAGCCCAAGTACTATCTGCAAAGTCAACTGAAGCAACTGCAGTTGAACTTGCCACTGCTTGAGAACCTAAAGCTTTTCTCTCATAGTTTGAACTACCAGAAGAACTAACTTCATTAGTTGTAAGTACAACTGTACTAGACGTTGAGTAAGGATTAGATGTATACAAAGCTATTTTGAAAGCATCTCCTCCATTTGCAAAGTTATGTGTTCCCGAAAAGAGTTCTCCTCTAAATGAGAACGGTATTATATTTGCCATATTATTTTCTCCTTAAATTTACGGTGACGGTGATTTTAAAGGAGTCCGAATAACACCATCTTGATATTCGTCTCGGCGTCTACGACCTTGTTGTTCGATCGCATACGATTGTAAAGCTTTTTCATATGCTTGAGTATAGTATTGTAGCATATCTACAGGGCCTTTCAAGTATCCATATGCTTCTACCAGACATCCATATAAAAGTAAATCTTGATATTTATTACTTGTATAAGTTCCATTGGTAGCTGCTGGAGCTGCTGTAGGTTGTGTAGTATTAGTAATACTTATAGGTTGTTTAGTATAAGCTAAAGTTATTGAAAACTGAGCATTTGGGGTAGGTGCTACTACCCAAAATTCAGCATCCCAGTTACCATAATATTTTGGAATTCCAGAAGCTGTATTTGGAGTATCATAAAAAGTAGCCATGTAACTAGTGTCTTTTTTTTCTAAAAAAGTTTGATCTCCAGCAGAATTAGTTAATTGAACATATCTGATAAACCTTAAATCAGTTGGAATAGTTACGTATCTATTTCCAGTAACTAAAGCAGATGTTGCATAAAATCTATTATCATCACTATCTGCTTCTCTATAAATTTTATTTTCTGCATTTTTAATAACAGTATCTAATATTGTATTGGATAAAACTCCACTATCTACTTCAGTATAATTTCTAATATCGTCTTGTAAATTTGCTAAAGTATAAGCCATTATTCTGAAATATCCTTATATTTTCTTTTTATTTTTTCTTTTTTATCAAGTCTTACATTCTCATACATTTCAAGATGAGGATCTTGTCTTTCACATGTAAACATATTTTTAATAAAATTAATAATTTTCTTAATCATGCTGATATTGTTATGGGTCCTATTGAACAACCATAACCTCCTCCTTTGATGTTTCCTGTTGTAGCAGTATCTGAATTAACTGTAAAGAAGAAGAAATTAGATAAAGCATAATCTGTTGTAACTCTTGCACCACTATCATAAAGACCTGTTGTTATAGCGTAACCTGATCCTTGTCCTATTTGTGCTCCTGTAATTCCATCAAAGTTTGGAATTGATGCATAAGCAAAAACAGAATTTGTTGAAGTTCCTGTTCCAGGTGAAATTGTTGGTGCACCTCTAAATAAATAAGTTGTACCATTTGTTAAACCGTGTCCAGGCACATTTACATTTATAATACTTGATCCAGCTTCGTAAGTTTTAAAACCATTTTCTGGTATCATTACAGTTGTAATAGGTTCTGTTCTATCTACTCTAACTTGACTTAGTGCAATACCATCAGAACCATATGGTTTAGGTTCTAATTGTGGTTGCTTAGGTTCAAATTCAGAAAAATGAACTAAAGCTCCATTCCATTCTCTAACCATTTCTCTCCATGGAAACTGCATTCCTGATCTATCAGAAATTGCTTTTGAATGTTTTCCTGATGCGTATTTTGACATTATACTCCTGGGTAATAAACTTTTGGTGTAATATAAGTGCTAGAAGCTGAACCATCTTCTTGTAATGCTCTTTGAAATTCATCTTCATATAATAATTTCATTTGTTGTGTTAATTGTGGAGCATATTTCATTGATAAATAATAAGATAAACCAGAAACCATACAAGGTATAAATCTAAAAGGCATATCAGTTGCGTTAGTGTAAGCACCTATGTCTTGAATTCTTTTGATATAGTAAAAATGCATATCTTTAGCCGCATTAGTTGAATCAGGTGTAGGGTAAACATTAATACTAATATGATCAATAAATCTTTGTACCCAATATTGATTAGGTGCTCCTTGAGATAGTTTATTTGAAAAAGCAGCATAAGTTGATCTATCAACTTTAGTCATAGGACTATCTGATTGATTTGTTTCGGTTCTATTAGTTCTTAATTGTGCTTCAAGAACATCAGACATTCCGTATATACCATTTGGATTTGATGTAGCACTTGTACCATCTGCCGCTTCTCTAAAAAATTTATACTCTCCTTGACCTTGAACTAAATCTAAATCAAGTTCTCCTATTTCCCAATAGTGAATACCTCTGTTACCCCATTCTTGAAGCATTATATTTAATGATCTTCTTGAAGTTTTTAATTGATAACCAGATACTTGTTCAATTCCTAATCGTTCAAAAGCTTCTTCTACTATTTCATCAATAGAAAAATTTTTATCAAAAGTAGTTGTGCCCGAGGTAGTGTTAGCCATTTAGCCTCCTAGCCAGTATATCCGATAGTAACAGATCCTGTTCCAGTTACATCTGCATAGATAGTAGTTTCAAATCTAATTCCGTTTCCAGGCATATACATATCTAATCCTTCACTCCCAAAAGTAGATTCAAACACAATGGCTCCAGATGCAGTCGCTGCATCATAAAGTTTTATATTTGTAACTCCTGTAGCTTGAATGTATGTAACTCTAGCAGGACCAATATTAGTAGATCCTCCTGAAGCAGTTTTAACCTGTCCGTCAGCTGTAAGTGTTGTAAATTTTTGGTCTGATGACATATTGTTTTCTCCGTTAAAATTAACATGTGGGGCCGAAGCCCCACACTAATTATTTATTATTGTGTGTCAGATGTTGAATC